CATCTTTTATAATTACCAGCACCATCAATATTAGTTCTTGTTTCTAATCTAAATCCACTTCCGTTTTCTTCTAAAGGGTTACCAAAATTAAAAAGAGTTCCTTCAGATGTTTTACTTACAAACCTAACCCACATTGTTATAGTAAAACCATCTTCTAAATAACTTGGATTACCAGTATCAGGATTTATTTTTTGAAATTCTAATAAGTCATTACCAGGTGCTCTTACTATTATTGCTTGATTTGGTTTTCTTATTTTCAAAAATCCATCTGAAATATTTTGGTAATCAGGTCTATCATCCTCTAATGTTTGGATAACATTATCAACATCACCAAGATAAGTGTTAAGTCTGTTTCTCATCGACTCAAGAGTCTTACCTTGATTAATACTACTACCTGATGCCTGTTCGTCCAACCTTGTTATAAAAGCATTTGGTTGGTTTTCAAAACTAATACGAGATTGTTCGTCTTGTTCTTTATTTTGTATGTCTTCACCGACACCATCACCATCTATGTCTTGAAAAACTGGTGTTGGTCCAATCAAATCATCAAACTCTGTAAAGAAGTTATTTACTTGATCTTGACGAGTAGTTTGATTTGGAAGTAACTCAAATATGTTTGTATCTAATATTTCACGAGCTTTATCTACATCTATTTTATTTCCAAACTTTGGTTTTGTTAATTGACTTAAATTTAATATATCTGAAAATTCATTACCAACTTTTCTAGCCACATTAATATCAAACACAACTCCATCGTGATTTAATCTCATTACATACTGAAAGACATCTTGATTATTTTCTGGTGGTAATTCATCGATTATAATTTGAAAGTAATTTTCTAAATCAATAATTTGTTGAGTGAAAATATATTGACACATTTGCTCGAATCTATCACCAACCACATCTTTTCTATTCTCTAATGTATTTCTATCTTTTTTATAAAAAACTAAAGGTTCATCTTCGGTTCTACCAGACTGTTTTTTACCATCACGAATAGTTGTTTGTAGAGAAAGAAGTTCATTATCTGAAAGAGTATTTGATTGAAACCATATTTTATAAAAAAGGTCACTTACCCTTTCACGAGTGTCTTGTATATCTTGATAAGAGATTTTTCTAAAAATAATTTCATCAGGAATTAATTCATGATTAACCCCCAATACACCACCACCAATCATCAAAGTTCCGTCTTCATGACGGTGATATAGTCCTATGTATTGTTCTTCAGGATTAGTTTGAAAATAAAAACCATCGTTTTGAGTTGCTCGTAGATTAATTTCTATAATCGGATTTAATCCCGTTGACTCATCTAGAGTTCCATAACCCATAATTAAGTCCTCAATATAAATTCAAAATCGTTGTCGTATATTATCTCTTGACCATCTTCATGATTAACCTTTATCAAAATCTTATAAGCACGATTAGGTTCAAAGGCATTTAAATCTTGTTTAAAATAATTAGAAGTTGAATCACAACTCATTGTTGTGTAAGCACTAAATGGAACAACTGATTCGTTTGTAGCCATATCTATGATTGAATAAGAACCTGAACCATGTGGTATGAAACTACCACTTACAGTTTGAACTGATGTTGTAAATGATTTTTGTATATATCTTTTACGAGCACCAAATCTAAACTTAACAGTTTCGTTTTCTTTGTATGCTTCTCTGAAATGTATTGGATACATATAGTTTTCACTATTACCACTAATATCTAAAGAAGTCAAACTACCTGTATTTGAGCCAGTTGCTGGTAGATGGTCATCCCATTTCAATTCTATCTTCGGTGAGTAGATAGTGTTGGTTTGTCTTGAAAAGAACTTAACATCTTCAAAACTACCACTTGATGTTTCTTTGCTACCAGAAAATCTTAGTATTAAACCATAGTTTGTATTGTCACCACTAAACCATTTTTTAGATATAGTGGTGATGTCCATGTTGATATCAGGCGACTCAGATGAAAAAGATTGACTTACCTCATCTGTAGATATATAAGTTCCACCAGGTGTTACCCATTCTATCTCAGAAGCACCTTCTGTGTTTTTTCTAAATTTCCAACTACAACCATCAGTTGTTTTTGGTTCATCACTTTCTTTACCGACACCCTCATCCCATGATTCACTTAAAGGATAAGCAGCCACCTTATATTCTTCGGTTAGTCCACTTGTGCCTTCTGTTTCATATAATCTAAGATTAAGTTTATAATCATGAGGTAAAACAGAAGAACTAATATAGTTTTCTATTTCATCAGTATCAAACTGAAGAAGAACACGAGTTGGAAAATGAAATGCTCTATCAAAGAAAACTTTTTTTAACTCTAGAACCTCGTCTTGTCCTACATTCTTATCTTTAAAATCTTCACCAGTAATAGTGTTAGAACCACTATTAATAAATGTATCTTTAGTTGTAAAAAAATATTTATGCATTATACTACCTTTCCATATATGTCTTGATTGGAATTTTTTAACTCAAATACCGATGGTGTTATTGACGGTCTGTAAACCCCATCGACAAGGGCATTTTCAAAATTATACTGAAATCCATAGTTCGTTTCTCCACCAGACACAGTATCCCCATCTCCTTGTAAACTATATAATTTTCTACCACTAGCATATTCATCATTTCCATCTTGAAATAATTTAAGTTCTTTAATACCTATTACACCATCTAACCCTAAGATATTATATTGTAAATCATTTATATTTATTGATTGTCTGAATTGCATCTTCTCTACTTTAAAGAAATTTTTAATTGTATCTATCACATTTAACTTTACTTCTGTTGAATTAAATCTTCTGTCACCATTAACTACGAATCTAACACCAAAGTTTACTATATATCCAGAGTATAAATTATCGTTTAATGTGAATCCAAAATCTACTTGGTCGTTTATCATTCTAAATTGATTTAGATAAGTGGAAATATTTTGTAATACTAGCTGTGGTGTTTGAACTAATTGTTTATCTTGATTATAAGAAAGAGTAGAAACTAAAAGAGTTCCACCATCTAATCTTTCAACATAACATTTGGCTACACTTCCAAACTTTTGTGGAAGAGACAGTATCCTTGTTTGATAATCTTCTTTTGTAACACAACGAAGTTGAGAAGCAAAGAAAGCAGATGCATTTTGTCTAATCTCTTCTACAGTTTGACCATCAGTTCCACCTATACCCGGTTCATCATTTGATACAGTTATCGTTACACCGGTTGGTGCATTATTCACAGTAGTTAGTTCACCAACTTGAATATTAGAATCAGCTCCACCACCAACTCTATAAGTAAAAGTTAGTGCTGTATTTGATGGTGTTTCACCTAAGTTAAGGTTATTACCTATGGTAGTGTTTCCAAAACTACCTATGTCAGATAGATTTGCTCCATTTATTGTTATACCAGCTTGTTCTACAGGATCTACGTTTGAACCAGAGTTACTAAATCTAAATAATCCATTTCCAAATTGTACTTTATATGTTTGTGTATCTTCGTCAAATTTAGATGTGAATTTTTTATTTGTCTTTATATATTCAGCAACATAAGGTATGGGTATGGATGAAACAGTATCAGTAGATTCACCTTGGTCATAAGCAGATGTTCTAACACCAGATGTTGTTTCTTCATTTGAATCACTATAGTGAGTTTCTTTTAAAACTTTTTCTTGTGCTAAATAATCTACTTCATACCATCTTTGACCTGAGGCATCTTCACATTTAATTATTTCAATTACATCATCCTCACCCAAGTCTAACTCTAAAAATTTAGTCGGACTTGTTACATTAAATGTTTTTGTTTTAGTTTGACCAGACACAGCTCTTACAAATCGTGTTAAAGTATATGAACTAGCTTCTCCATTACCATCAAGTATCGGAGCACTTACAGCAGGATCACCTGAACCACTTGCTGTAAAATCTATTTCATCAGTTGTTTCAAAAAGAATCTGTGAGTCTATGTTTGAAGCAATCTGTAATCCACTATCTATTGAGGATGGTGCTTCACCAAACAAAGGTTCACCTGTTGTTCCATCAGCATTTATTGTTGTCTCTACTTTTAACTTAACAACCGATGGTGTTTTGTTTGGAGTTTTATATCCAAGAAATTCTGACAACCTACGGATGTTTCTTTTTTCTGTTGCTGTTGCTAATAAATTTTCTTTGTAATTATAATCTATGTAATAAGAAAGTACGTCACCAACATAACTTGACAATTCTATTAACATCATACCAGGTGATGTTTCGTTAAAGTCTTTGTATGTATCAGGAAAGTAAGATTTAGTATACTCAATCAAATCAGCTTTTATTGAACTAAAGTCTTTACTTGTGTAGTTCACATTCGTTGGTACTAATTTTTGTTTCTCTGTATATGCCATTTTAATATGCTCCACCAGTTTCTTGTGTCGTTGATTCTCCACCACCAACACCATCAAATGTAACTTGAACACTTTCTAAACTATTAGGTGCTCTTCTTATATTAAA